CCTCTGATGAGGTAATTTTATTATCTTTATAAAAACTAATAAGTGTTGCCATTTGTTTTCTCCTTTCTTAACTGTAACTGCATTATAAACCAGTTTGTAAAACTTGTCAATACTTTTTACAAACTTGTTTAAGAAATTTTCTTTCCTTTCTCGTTAAACTGTTTAGGCTCACCAAGAGATACTAAATAGTCCTGCAGGTAGAGAGCAAGACTTAATTCAACTCTTTCTGGATAAGCAGCTATTCCTTTTGCTTTAAGTGTACTTGGCTCAGTTCCTCTCATAATAGGCAATACTTTTACTAATCCAATATCTCCGTAGAAGCAATAAATTTTATATAAGTTCCTAATTATCTTGTCACATAATCCATCTCCTGATAAGTTATAACCAGCTTTACAACAAGTAGATATAATACTTTCATAAGCTATCTTACCTTTTGCTTTAATTATCCTGTAAGCGGATGTGTAACTACCAATAGTTCCTGGTTTTCTTACCCCTTTGTCTTCTGCAATGCTTAAATTATATTCATCAACCACTTCCTGCAACGCTACAGCATTCGGTTCACCTAAGATAAGATTTGCCTTATGCATCTGCAGCGGAGTAACTTTTTCAGTATACAAGCTCTGTCTTGTAAAGATACTTGCTTCGAAATGTCTTCTCTCATCCGGATCTTCGGGAGCTGAAGTAATAACAACACATTCGAGTTTATCTAAAATACCTTCTGATGCAATAAAACGACCATAACCGTCTACAATAGAAAAAGTGCACTCTTCTGGATGTGGCACCACTAATAATGCATCCATAATCATATGATCAAAATTGTCATGCATTGCTTTAATTTTTCTATGATTTCGTGTTTCCAGCCGCTGGTAAGCTGGATCGACAGACATCAATTCCCTTGGAATTACTGCACATGCCTTTGTACCAGAGATTAATAAGTTGCTCATAACTGTGTTGTAAACGATGTTTTCCATTTTGTTTTCCTCTTTTCTTTTTTATATAATAAAAAAGAGCTGTTTTCACAGCTCTAATTTTATTTCATAGTTTAGCAGTCACATTCTACTAAGTTGGTGAGATACTCAATACCATAACCACATAAAGCAGTCAGAACTTCATCTAATATGTCAAGTTCTCCGTCTGTTTCGCATGATTCAAGGGCTTGAATGATTCCGTAGCCTTTTTCATACTCACTGGTATTCATCATCTCCTTAGTTACTGTGTCACCGAGTTTTTCCTCGGCATAATCAACTCTGTAGAGTCTTTCCTTTGCTGTCTTCATTTTGAAAACCTCCTTGATATGATTAATTCTTTAAGATTTTTTGGATCCTTTGTCCAAATTAAATCTTTATCTTTGTATTTCATTTCATAAGTAAGTCCATTTACAGTTGACTTATATAGAGCTTTTATAGAGCAAATGCCACGAATAGTGCTCAAATTTTCATCGTAATTACTGCCTATCATAAAACCATCAGGTCCAATAATACAAAAATCTTGACTGCCATAATTCGCCGTCTCGCAATCGGTAAGAACAAGATAGCTTCCTGCTGGTGTGACAGCTATCATTCCAGACCGGAGCTTCTTCCTTAAATCAACCATGTTGCCTCCTCTCTATTAATGATGCTAGCGGAGGAAGGTACTTCATTCTTTTAATGTCGTCAGAACCAAACCACCAACCATGGTTGTCTGGACAGGAACCTGGCTCTATTGCACCATCATGTAGGTTATCATTTGCTTTGAAAAAGTACACAAGTTCACTACTGCCAGGTCTGAATTTTATAACTTTGCCTAACCCATAAAATGGGTCTTTAATGTATTCTCCTAACATCTATATCTCCTCCACATATTCAAGCAAGTCTCCGGGCTGTATCTGCAATAATCGACAGATTGTATTGAGAGTTTCTTTACTAGCAAGTTCACCCTGCCGAATCTTTTGTATCTGAGCTTCTCCCATGATTCTATCTCTCCGCAAGACATAAGTTGAATATCCTTTGTGCTTCAACTCTTGCAGGACATTTATTTTGTATACTATCATTTGCCTTGCCTCTTTTCTATAAAATGCCTCAATGGTTTCTTATGTAAGAACTTGATTTCATCTTTTCTGTAAACCGTACAGTCTACAACAATTCTATCATCAATTGAGCCACTATATAAAAACATTCTATTGTAGGAATGACTATGAGTGACTACATAAGGGTAAAAGACTATACCCCCTATACCATATCAGCTTTCCTATTTTATCTTTACGATTATATACATATATGTTCTGCATAGTCATTCCTTTCTCTTGGTGATCAGATCAATCAGCGGTCTCTTCCTGAGGTATTTGATATCTCTTTTGCTATAGCATGATGCGTTAGTTATATATCTTCCTTCATAGTATCCAGAGTAAAACTTTGGATCATGTTTATAATGGTCTACTATGTAGTGAGAGAGCCATAATGATCCGTCATAAAAATTTAATTTACCTAAACCATTAGGTGTCTTTACATAAATATGTCTCACCGTTATTCTCCTTTCCGATTTTATTTACGTGTTTATAATAGCAAACATCCGTTCTCTTGTCAAGCATCTATATAACAGAAACTTCCAGTTCCTGTATCTACAGTACAACAGGCATGCTCGTACTTCATTATCAGACGATTAAATTTCTCTTCTGACATAGGAGTTTTCACTCTGAACGGATGTGCCCAAGGTGAATCCACTTGCATTCTATTAGGAAGCAAATATACAGGATTTCCTGCAATGAGTGCTTTCTGTGCTTCTCTTCTGGTTACCTTCTTTAACATATTGTTCCCTTTCTAAGTAGCATAGTTAAACATCTTGGAGGAAAACGGGTAGCCCTAGGTTTCATGCTACCCCTTTTTGAGTAATTCAAGATGCTTAAATATACTGCTTATGCAGTATATTTTATTTTCTACTTAAAAAATTCTCAGCCACTCATCTCCTATCAATTCCCATGTTGTAGGATTAAGAGCATAGTCTTTAGAATTAAACAGTTCCTCATATCTTTCCTGCATCAGTTCCTTTGTAGGAAAGAACTCTTCTTTTCTTAGGTTCCCTTTGTTGAAACCTGTTTTGAAATAGATTCTAAGTTTATATTTCATAATTAGTCCTCCCTTGTATACTGTACGAAATGTTTAAGTCCACCTGCATAATGAGCTAACACAACTTCGTCATCATAGACATACTTGGTATCATTTGCATCCATAATACAGGATGCAAGGTCATAGAGTTCCCAACAGTCACTAGCATCTGAATACCAAGAGAACATGTTTCCATTGGCACATGTAATAGTAATCAGATCTGTTTCTGAGTCAACAGACTCTACTTCTGTTACAATTCCTGTCAGAGGATAATAACCATCCATTGTCTGTAATCCAGGAATGTCTAGGATTTCGCTTTCTGTACCATCTGTGAAATCTGCTGCTGTTACAGGTGTTGCTACTGCTAATAATGCTACTAAGATAAATAATAATTTCTTCATAATGATTTTCCTTTCTATATAACAATAATAAATTTATAGATATCTACATATTGGTCTAACTGATATACAGGTGCCTTATCAAAGATAGGCAACAGTCTATCAATCATATCTTCATATTGCCTTGTGAGTTCTGCTAAGATAGCTTCATACACTACATTGAACAACTCACAGAATTTCAAAGTCATAATCTCTTGGATAGTGTAGACATTATTCATAGCAGATTCCTCCTTTAGATAAAATTTACTATCTCTCTTGCTAAGTATGAGTACATGACAGACACAGATATCTTGTGCCATGATCCATTCTGGAACATCATTACTGGAATATCAAAAGGATCCTTTGGACGTTCAGTGCATATAAACTGAAGCCCATTTCCTCTAATAAATAAGGCTCCTTTAGGTACTGTGTAACCCAAAAGAGCCTCTTTCCGTTGCAGTCGGACGGTAGTATATTTATATGTCATAGCTAATTCCTCCAATAAAAAAGACATCTCTTACGAGATGTCTTTAGTCAGCACAAAGCACACCTATTTTAGACCATGAAGCTGGTCCTCTGTCTGCTATTGTGCATAGATCTGGATGAAATTCATACGGCATGAAGATATTATCAATCCAATTATTTGCCGCATTTTCATCTATAAAGTAGGTTTCCGTTGTATATTCAACGGTAGTATAAGGGATTCTGTGTAATATACTAACGTAATACATATATCACTCTCCTTTCAAGATTTCCCTTGTGCTAATTTGAGTTCCATCTGGAAAATCAAAGGAACAGTTGAACTCTGCCCCCATACAGTGAGCTATTTTACATAGCTCATCCAGAGTAAATTTCCCTCTCTGGATTCTCTGACATATAGTTGGCTGCGTTACACCCATCTTACGTCCTAATTCTGTCTTGGACATATTTGCCTTGGCTAATGCCGGTTCTATAATTCTCTGCATATGTTAACCTCCTACAGAGATTATAGATTATTGGCATAGTTTAGACAAGAGCAAATTTGCCTGATTCTGCATTGTAGAAATAACCTACATCATTATATTTCCTTTGTGTAAGCCTCTTAAATCTATCCAAAGACATATATTCTTGAGCAATAATAACTACTCTGTTTTCGGTGCTACAAGCTACATAATAACTACCGCCTATGATCATACTCAAGCGTTCCATTGCTCCATTGTAGAATAAACAGATTGCTCCATTCGGGAATTTCGTCATCACAGTCCACCAATTTGGATTTATATCTATAGGTTCCGTTGTGTAAAAACCTTCATCTTCATAATCCAAATCGGTAGTCTTAACTACCATACATTGTGCTAAACTGCATAAAATTCCTGGATATTGTTTCTCTAACTTATCAAGATAGATTGATTTTCTATCCTCTGGTGTTTCAAAACTGTCGTTTCCTGACAGCTCTTTATATAATACTTCTAATCTCATGCTGGCGCTACTTCCTTTCCAAATAATATGTTTCGCTTGCGTAGTGGACAAGTGCTCCCTCTGAGCTAACTTCTATTTCCGCAGGTAAACAGTCAACTTCGCTGACAACTGCTGATTTAATATAATCATCAGCTGTCTTGGATGTTCCGTTGTTAGATACAACGCAAGATACTGTATCTCCGACAGAAAAGCCTTTTCCTTTGTAGCTCCAGATGCATTTATCTGGAGATACAATAGATACAGAACGTCCAGAAATAAAATAGACAGTGCCCGTCATTGGACGAGTACTGTCTTCGTTTGCTCTGGTCGGTTTAACTACTGCTAATAAAAATAGGAATGCTATCAGCATTCCTATTAGTGATGGGATTATTACTTCCTTGATTAATTTCTTTTTTATTCTATCTGCCTTTTTATTCATAATGATTTCCTCCTAGCTGCAATCTCAGTTGACCGTTTCTCATACATTTCTCTGCTAATTGTTTTCTTGTTCCAGTATGCATTGCGCACTTCTTCCCAGATACAGGAAAGTTCAAAACTTGTTTTCGCTTGTGCGATTCTGGTTTTATAATTTTTCATTATCGTTTCCTCCAATCAAAAAAGACAACCGGTATTAAACCGATTGCCTTGTTGATTAATATATTGTTCTAGTAACTACATAATGATCGTAGTCATTATAATTCAACAAGAAAAGCACGATTTCCCTTATCATTGTTTCCCTACTCATGTTACTTACTGCTGGGTGATTTGGGCATTCCCATGTTTCCCAACATGTTTTCACATAGTCAATGTGATCATTCTGACTCTGGAATCTCACTTCTGACACTTTTCCAGACTCAATTCCAGTGACAATTTTCAGAACAATGTTCTGGAATTCCTCTGACTTATTCAGAACCCTTTCCATTACTCCCTGACGGAGATATGGAAGTGCTTTCTGAATGAGAGTTAATGTGTTGCAGTAATTGTTAATTTGTTTCATGGTATTTTCCTCCTGCCTTTTAGAGTGGCATAACCTCTGAATTTAAAACCAGATGGAGGGCTTGCACCTCCATTGCCGCTTTTAAAGCGTCTGCATATGTTTTAATCTGCATAATTTTTCTCTTTAATCTACAACATAGACTTTCCCTGGTCTGCATTTAATTTGTTTAACTTTCATACCGTCACGCCGTTTCGCTTCTGGAGTGTCTGTGTACCCTTCAAAAGCATTGAAACCTGCTGGTGGCATTCTATGACCAGTTTCGTATTTAACAGGCAATCCATGCCCAAAGACAGGTTTAGAATCTTCTTCCCATGAAATATCATAACCCTGTCCATCTACACGCGCCTGACTATAGCATCCACTACGTGAGCCATACATAGGCTGCGGATGTTTTTTAACCTGTGGAACTATAGAAGCTATAGCTCTAGTGTCTCTACGACACGGTATAGATTTTTCGTGAATATAATCTTTAGTCCGCATGAAAGCTACAATATACCGCTTGATAGATGGGTAATCTTCGGTCGTGCCGGCTGTCCATCTATAGCCATTCCAAATTTTCAGTGGAAAGTCTTTAGTCTTAGTGGCCTTAGACTTTTTATCTAAAATAGTATGTATGTAACCAAAGCTAGTACATACATAGAGTACGCCATTGACATTCCCAAAGAGGGAATATTTAGGTAAAACATACCCGTGAAAGTTAGTGCCGAAGCCTTTAACCTGTGAACATGGTTTCATAGTTTTTTCCTCCCATCATGTTGATATTCCTACCTATGACCGTAGTCATAGGCAGAGTATATCTGCACGATTATGCCATGCGTGTTTCCATAGATTCTTCTGCTGAAACTTTAACAGAGTCCTCTACTGGAATACCTAAGTATTCAAGGCAAGAGAGAATCAGCTGTCTCTGTGCTTCTACTTCTTTGCCGTAGGAACGTTTTAAGCCCTTAGAACTTGCTGAAAGTGAACCCCAGATAAAAGAGCAC